CAGGGATGTATGGATCATACCAGACAAGATAAGGGCGGCCTCCATCTTTCCCTAATGGATCCCAATTAACTCCGTCAGCTGCAACAGCGGAAAACATCAGAGGGAATTCTGGCTCTGCATTCAGCAGCTCAAAGGTGATATTCCCCGCCTCATCAAGGGCAGCAGAAACCCGTAGCAACTCTTGATAAGTTGCTTCATCGGTGTTACCCTGTGGGAAATATAACTGCTTAGCCACTAGCTGCCCCAGGTATTACTGGTTGTCTCCTGCGTACTCAACACTCCGGTTGAGCCAAAGGGAGTTCCCGGTAGATCCCTAAACCCTATACCATAGTTGTCGTAGTTCCATATCATAGCGAAGGTTGCGAACTCCGCTCCGATCTCCGGCAGGCAAAACCAGATCTCATTCTCCTGCTCGTGAAGCATCGTGAAGCAATTCCGATAGTTCTCGGGGGAGATTAGGGAGAAAAGCCATTTGCGTATCTTATCCTTAATAATCGACTTCGAGGAATTCTTTTGCCCATTATGCGTATAGATATCGTTCTGTCCCCAAGCGACGTGCCCCCAAGGAACAGGCTGAACACAATCTCTCCACAATAGCCCATCATTGTCAAGTATCTGCCAGAGACGAAACTTACTCTGCCCTCCAACAAATTGCATACCCCAGGCTGACTTCTCCCTATATAATATATTTATATCCCCCATGTCAAGCGAGTCGACTAATTCATGTTTCGTCTGACCAAGATCCACTTGCCTCGAATCATACGCGGGGTTGTTAGTCACCCAGGAAGCGGGCACAGCTCCAGGCTGCGCTGGATGAGACCAGCGGATTCGAAACGGATATTCGCTCGCACCCTCGGTCAAATTCCCCGCGATGAGGAAGTTCTTAAAAGGTCGAAGGAACTTGCAACGTAGCTCGCTCGGCCAGTTCGGCAGGTCAACCATAGGTTGCGAGATGTCGAAGTTTGACCAAAGCTGTGGAACGTCAATAGTGTTGTTAACGATAAGCATACCGGAGAACAAGCTTCCATTCCACCGCTGCACCGAATTTCCTGAATAGGCTTGGCCGGCTCTAGTGATATCGTTGTGCACAACGCCATCGTAAGCAGCAAGAATCGTTTCATCTCCATACACCCAAATCGGACGGTCGCTTGGAGGAACTTGAATCAACCACTTCGCACGAGTGAGGCCGGTGGCCATAGCGCGTCGATCGCCGCGAACGCTCTTTACCCCCTCGGATGTAAAGCGGATATTCTGCGCATCGGTAAAGTTCTCCGGTGGGAGTTCCTGGGGTTCAATATCCTTAATAACCCCGAATTTTCCCAATTGACCTAGCGTGATTCTCACGGCAGCACCAACGCTGATGTCTTAACAATCCAAATCATCTTGTAATGCCGTGGATCGAAGCTAACTGTGTGGGTGTGTGCACCAGCTGCGGAAGTTTCTGCGCCTGGGTGGGAATGTGGCTGACCCCCACCAAAGCTTTGAATGATACCAGTTGGATTATAAAGATCACCTAACTGGATTCGGAAGAAACTGTTATTTCCTCCGTCATAACCACCGGCAGTGAAAGATCCCTTTGTAGATAGGGTAACTACAGGAAGCTGAGATTCAGTCAAAGTGGCTGGACCGGAGGCTCCGGTATGTGTATGGTCCGGCGCACCTGATGTCGTTGAGGAATCCGCGCCGCCTATCGTCCCCGCCTCTGCCATACTTCCCGCACCTTTAACATGCAGGTTCCGCATGTCAGGTACAACACCATAGCCTTCAATCGTCTGTCCGTTACACCAAGCCCAGCCAGCAGGAAGAACTGTTCCCTTATTAACCACGTCCCAGCCGAGGATAGCCCCTTGCGGACACGAGGCCAGCATAAGAGCTTCAATCTTCTGCGTTAGATTCTGGGGAATGTTGTTAAGATCTGTGTGGGAGATCTGCACCACACCTTTAATATTAGGGAAGGTTTTAACAACCGCTCCCTTAAACATCCGAAAGTGGTCATCTCCCTGGGAGACGAAATCTGAAGATGTCGGATTCGTTATGATTAACTGCCAAATGCCATTTGCATTTTCAAGACTCATCGTCGTCTCCAGAGGAAATAGTCAAGTTCGTGTACTTGCGGGCGTTGCAGTAATCCTTGAACGCAGCCCAAGCTTGTGCGGCAAGTGGCGCGTACTTCTGAGCCATTTGATCGTCCTGCAAATGCTGCGAAGCCATGATACTCTGAATCGTATTCGACACCGCCTGCGTTGCGTGCAAGCACCAGTCAGTTACTTGAACATCATTCGCTAGAACAATTGCGCTCTTCCTCGCATAGGGGAGGGAGAACGTATAAGCTTTGTCTGGTGTAGGGCCAAAATAAAGCTTGTTACCAAAGATCGAATAGGTTTGAGGTTGCTGCGGAGAACACCCTGCAATGAGTTCGTTCGTTCTATCTGGAATCCGCTTAACCACACGAAAACGGGCGCTCGAGCTAGGATCCCTAGCGATCATTCCCGTTTCTTCGATCTCCTTCAAAAACTCCCCTGGAAGATCAAGGTATTCCTGATCCGCCTGCATGGTTCCCTCCCATTTCGTCTCTAAGAAGAATGGGGGTTCCTCCATGGTCATCTCTCGCTGTGCGAGGTAGACTTGAACTTCTAACAACGCTGCAGATTTCAGGTAATCATTTCCCTGCCTTTTACCTAAGCGAGAGAGAATCAAGGTTAGAAATTCATTGTTTGTCACAGCTGGACTCCATTAAATGATAGTATTAGATCGATTACCAATACTATCATTTACTTTTCGTCTTCTGGGGTCTGCTACCAAACCACCACAAGATAACCGTTGTTGCGATGTAAAGAATGTTCAAGACGATGTTATTAAACAGGTCTTCGATAACCTTTGAGGGGAGAGCTGAGATACCCCCGGTAAGCTTGAATACCTGAGCCTGCAGATCCGCAAGTAGATACACGAACCACAACGTAATAAGTGGTCGGACCAGTCCCCGGATGAAGTCGATTGAGACGAGGAACCACGCTGCTCTGGGATCAACATTCGTAGGTGTATAAGTTGCTTTATCGTTGTCGAAGGATTTCTCAAAGGCATGTTGCTCTGCCAGCGCCATCGAAGCTTCTGCTTCTTGCTGCGCCGTTTGCAGCTTCAGTTCCGCCTCCAACTTCATCGAATCCATGTCGAGCTTCCGCAGCTCCAGCTGATGCTTTTGATCTCGACGTTCCTTGAAATAATTCCCAACGAATTGCAGGCCTGCGCCTAGTATCCCTGTGGCCCCACCGGTTAGGATTGCTCCAGCTACATCCGCGAAAACACCCATCACTCCTCCCAGATCTCTAATTCCCAGGGCTCACCGTTAAGATACTCAAGCAATTTAGTAATCGCCGTTGACGAACCTAGAATCGCACGTTGACCTGCGAGCTTTCCTCTTGCTGTACCCAGCAACGGGCACCCAAGGCTGTTCGACTTAAATCCTTTAGCTGTATCTCCAGCCCAATTCCCGGCATGAATGAAGACTCCGCTTCTCCCCGGAGTTCCCAGTATACGGTAGAGTTTCCTACGGCCTCCGACAGTGCGAGACATAGTGTCCATAACGCAGCGATATATGCCAGGCACGATGCAGCTAATACTATGCGCGTTGCCGCGCCAAGGGAGCTCGAGAGAATGTAAGGTGAATTTCGGAAGAATGAGCCTGCCGAAGGTTCCTTCGTCTCCAGTCGTTTCACGCTCAATCTTCCCCTTAATCATCGGAATCAATTCCACGAGTTTTAAACAGTTGCACGATTAACTTCGTTTGTCGATCCAACGAAGTATTAAACCTCGTTTCCAAATCCCTCGCCAGATCCTTTAAATCCGCAGATTCCAGCTTCTTTTCTAACCTATTCTCTACGTCCCTTTGACGTTTGTCGAAGGAATCCTGTCTCGTGTGAAATCTACTACCTATCCAAGCTAGAACGGCCATTAGAATACCCCAGACAACATTGAGAATCTGTTGAGCTGTGAGACCATTTTCCACGTTAGTTCCTGCGTCCAACGGTTGTAATATCGAGATCGTAACTCAACAGCTTCCATGACCTTTGACCACTGCTCTCAAACCGGATCGCAATAAATGGACCGCTTATCAGCGGCTTGACGTAGGTATCTTCACCTATAACAAATGGGTGTGGTCCATCCCAAGTGATTGCTCCTTCCATATCCTCCTGCGATCCGACGTAGATATTGACGACCGTTCCAGGCTCCCCACGGAAAATTGGATAAACACCCTTTACCAGCTTGATGATATCAGGATCTTCTTTCCAGTTCCCCTGTCTATCCCTTCCATAGATCGTCAAGCCAAGTCTTTCCAACACAACCGGAATTCCCTGAAGCTCTCCATCCTTTATGAAGGTGTCAGCCGAATCAACCTGATAGAAGTCAAATTCGTAGGAGAAAACTGGGAGAGGCTTGATATCCCGGAGGGTGCTTCCACCCCAAGGATAATTTGCAGCGTCCCAAGTTTGTTGAACCGAAATCTTCGCTACGTCAGCAGCATCATTAACCTGCAGTAGTAACGTATCCCCAATGGAGAAGAACTTAAGTTCTACTTTCGTCGAAATTTCACTCGTATCGACGATGATTGTATCTGTCGCAGCTTTCGCTACCGTATCAACCTGAGCTGTTAATGTTGCCGCGTCATCCAAGGAGAATTCAGCAACATCAAACACCTGCAGATACGAGATTATAATCCCAGGTTCAGGGAAAGCAATCTCTTCCAGAGAGAGATTCAAGCTATCGCTGATAGTAATCGCTCGGAACTTGTGAAGGTTAGAAACCTCACCAAGAGCAATATTTGCACTATCTGCAACCGAGACTACAAAGGCACCAGTAAATACCTTAGAGGAAACTTCTCCTAAGCTCACCCCAAAGGAATCAGAGACTCCTAACGATATCGTCCTTGTAGACGTATCCGTTACCGACATTCCCAGCGAGTCTACGGTCTGGAAACCGAAGTTCATCCCTGGATCATCTGCTTCGATATTCAGCGTATCGCTAACAGCAATCTGGCTGAACACCCCTTCGCCTTTAGTCCCTACATCACTGAGGGTGACCGCTAGCGTATCCGTTAGCGTCTTTGACAGCCGACTGATTTGCTGCTCATTAACCGTAACGCTAATGGTTTCGAAGGCGACGACATGTCGCTTGTAGTTGAGATTAAAGCTTTCACTAACGTCAATAGTTACAACGTCAGTTCGTAAAAGCCTTCCTAGGTAGCTCTTATTCTCCGTAAGAGAAATGTCAGCAGAATCACTAACGAAAACAGCAGTGGGCGCAAGCCCTGCGTTAGTTAAATAGGCGCTGTTTATCCAACCGGAGCGGAACCAATTGGTTGCTACCCAGTTTCCTCCAGACGGGTCTGCGCCATCACCGAACCAGTCTTTTAGAACCCAAGAGGTAGTTACCCAGCTTTGGCTAAGCCAACTGGAGGCGATAGTTCCATCGCCATACCAGTCTTCCCTAACCCAAGGGGTAACTACCCATGTTGGACTTAGCCAACGAGCCATGACGTTACAGCGTCGGAGCTGTCAAGGTAATGGCGGTACGCTCGTTAGATCCATTAACGGTACCCTGGATTCGCGTTTCAGCTCCGTTTGGTGACTGGAACGTAGCACCACCGTTGGTAGTTCTTCCTGCTGCGAAGGATAGAATATAAGCGAGGGCTTGGATCACCGTGACACTCGGCTGATCTTCGATCACCAGCGCTGCAATTGCATCTCGAATTTCATTCGCTGCTGTTGCATTCAGCGCCCCCGCGTCGATCGCTCCTGCTGCGAAACTCGCTGCCGCAATAGCCGCATTCCCTACGGCAGTTACAGAACCTACCGTTCCCACGTTGCTAGCCGAGGCGTTATACCCCGTACCATCGAACATGGATTCTAGGTTATCCGCTGCGGTTGTATCACCAGAAACCGCGATAGTGTCAACACTGACTCTACCATTAGCAGGCTGGATGATCTGCCCCGCACCGCTGCCTCTGGTGTATAGACCGCCAGCAGCTTCCGCCGCTGCATTCGGCAGCGCCGTCAAGCCCGCGCGGACCGAATCTTGCAGGTTGATGGAAACGAGCTGAACTTCCAGATCGATCTGTTCGAGGTTCGTCGCACCCTTCAGAGTGACTACTGCGTTATCCACACCGCTTGCAAGAACAGCATTAGGCGGATCGAAGCGATAGATACCAGGCATGTTCGTAGCGTCGACTTCCACGAAACCACCGCTGGAATACGCTCCCGTTACTGTTTGCGTTGCAAGTGTAATGGCCGTAGCAACCGCTCCCGGACGGACGTAATATGCCACAAGGCTCGCGGTGTTGTAGGCGAGTCCCGTTAGCGGAGCGCCGGTAGACGAATTTCGTGCCTTGACTAACCAGATTTGACTGGTGGCACCTTTAGTTACGATAAGTTTCATTGCATTCCTCCAGTCAGATCAGAAAATCCACCATTCATGTCAGAAGGAGGTTTGAGAGCACCGCCTCCTCCACCTTCTGTATAATCCACAAGCATTGAATATCTAACGTCTGCGACCTGAAGATCAGCAGGGTTTGGCAGATCCGGATAGGTGAAAACGTTATCGTCCGTTACACCCTCACCACCAACGAAGTCGCAGTAGAGCTCGATGTCTCCACCGGTGTTTCCGCTATCTCCGAAGATAACGGCACGATAGGTACCTGCATTAGCTGCATAGCCTATCGTAAAGTCATAGGTAGCTTCTGTATTTCCTATATCCTGACGAGAGGCGGAAGAAGCTACAAGCGTATTGCCGGAGTAAATCGCAGCTCGAACTTGATGCGAGTTCGCCGTAGCATTATCTCGCAGCCTTGCTCGAACGAAGTTAATCGTGGCGTTGTTGGCCAGGGTAAATACAATACCACTGAGTCTATTCTCTTGACTCAGTACGAATGCATTAATACTTGCATCACCTACTTGCGCCATAAATCACCCCGGATACCAGTCAGAACGGAAGTTACGATCAACCTCAAAACCTGAGATTATGATCGATTGAGTTTGCGGATTTGGTTGATCGACATAGCCGCCAAGAGTTGTTCCTCCGCTCCAGCCAGTTACACCGAGTCCTGCTTCATTCGAGGGATGTAGAGTATTGTCACTCGTTGGGTTCGCCGGGTCATTCGTATTAGCCCAGATACGGAAACGGCTATTCGGATACGCACCGCTGCGAGCTGCAAGTTGCAAGTGATACCAGCCACCAACAGGCACTGCACCCTTACCAGCCGGTCCTGGGCGATTTGGAGAAGAATCCGTCGGCTGCCCCAGCAACACTGGACCTGTGCACTCACTCGAGATGTTCTGGTGCATCGCTATAGAGCCAAAGCGGTCAGTAAAGTTTGACCAGCTATTTGGCCCCACGAGACCGAAGTAATCGGGTAGG